CAGCCCACGTCGAGAAGCCGTGGGTGCCCATCAGCTGAATAGCTGACGCGGTTTTGGTGGAAGGGTCTGTGGTGGCGGAGGAGGACTCGAAATCCTGCATCCTTGGATCCATACCGCGTGTTGTGCAGTCGAACGCTGCAACACGAGTCGTACCGGATGGAGCCGCTGCTTCTGCCGATCCTAATGGATCTTCTGCGGTCTCGCTGCTCAGCTTTGCTGGCACCATCATCGCCTGGATGTCTTTCCACGTGGAGAGCACCCTGAGCTTTGCATCAAATTCACGCAATTCCCCTGAGGTCATGTCGTAGTCCTTCGCAACGCATTCGTACGCAAGGTCTGATGCCCCCTCGTCCGAGGGGAATGGTCCGTTCACCAGCTTCCAATATATCTCCTTGTCCGCCTCCTCGAGAGCTGCTAGTTCTTTGTCTGACAGCTTGGTCACCTCGGTGAGTGGGTTCTGATACATCTGGCTCACGGCTTGGAGATACGCGCCAACGATCGGAGTGTTGCGGTCATTCTGCCAGTAGCCCTTAAGCTTGAGAATGTAGCGTTCGCGATCGCGATTTGTGGCGACAGAAAGTTTGTCTAAGGCTTTCTCGACTTTGCAGAACGAAGAAAGGGACCCGGGCAGGTAAGGGTAAATCCGGCTAAGGTATTCTACCGGCTCACCATCAGCTGCGTCCGAGGTCTCGAGTTTGCGAATGAATCCGTCCTGACGATCGACGTATTTCATTGCGAGCTCATAAATCCTATCACTGACAAAAGGTGTGGATGGGTCCACTCCATCATCACCAAACTTGGGTCCAATCCAAGAGTAGATGGTCTGCAACACGGGGACTTTGGGCTGATTGCCCCCCGCGATTCTGTGCAGCTCCCACTCTTTGTCAATGATCCGCAAGTGCTTGAGGAACCTGGCGTGCGTCAAATTCGGGTAGGGTTTGCTTTTCCCCGCGTTGTCCTGAATGTAATCGCCTGGCTTGAGTTCCCCAGCGTCCTCCATCGCGCGAAATATGAGCGCGACAATGACAGTCTGCAGCTCGCGGGCTGCAAAGACAATGGTGTTGAGAAGCGTAGTGATGCCGGTGCCACTAGCGTTCTTCCACCCGGAGGACATGGTGGAGCTGCCAACTTTCAAACGCATGTGGAAGCACAGATCGTAGATCCAGAGTGCCTCCTCAACGTCCTCCTCCGTGAAGTAGTATTCAATCATTGCACGGAGAATTTTGTTGGACAGCTTGCAGTGTTTCTCGTCAGCAGCCGTGTAATCGACGCTTCGGAGACCACCGCCTTCATACGTGTTCTGGTGCTCCTCACTCTTCTCAAAAGTGCGCCTCATCGCTTCTGCGATCTTGAGAGGCTGGAGCCCAGGGTTGTAGTGCGCGAGCTGAGAAATGACCGGTTCGAAACTCTTGGCCAGGACGCCAGACAACTCCGATATGTCGTAGTCGGGGTTCTGAACGCCTCTAGGGCAAGCTGCAGTCTTGTGTGCAGCCTCTATCTTGTTCTCGACGCGGCCGGGCTCCGGAGGGGATGGGCCAATGCCATATGCCTCCTTCCTTGCCACTTGCGCTGCGCGGGTCCTGCTGTCGGCGACTTTGGCTCTGTCGATCAATTGCAAGGTACCCTTCTTGATGCCTGACTCATTGCCAGTGCCATCGACGTAGTGCTTTAAGCACAAAGCCGCAATGTTTTCCCAATCTGATGTGGGTACGGTGTCGTTGACAAGTCCGACCATCTTCTCACGCTTGTAGGCATCCATCGCTTCGGGGGTCTTGGCTAGCACGCACGGCATGTTGCTCGTGATCTTGGGTGCAGCCATGACAGCCTTTGCGGTTTCGGCCTCGACAGGCGCCTCGGTCGGCACTTCACCAATGGTGCGTGTGTCATAATATATCACGCACGGTAAGTCGCCCCACCAGGCGACGGTCCGTAGCAGCTCGCAATACGCTGCTGAACGTTGCACGTGCACGCCCTTGTCCTGATCGGCGTACAATTCTAGGCGCTTGATCGCCTCGTGCGTTGTCAGCCCACGCCCGTTGCACGCATTCTGGTACTTGATCCAGTGATACGTGTCAATTGACATGGTTACGGCTGAGTCTGGCCCAACGGCATTCTTGTACTTGACTGAGACTGTCGGCGCCAAAGGGGTGCCGGCGGTCATCACAAGAATGTCTTGGGTGAATGGACGAGATGGGTCACGGGGAACCAGCTTGACGTTCTTTGCTGGGTGAGGTGTGCCAATGCCGCTGGAGCTAAGTTTGTGCCCCTTTGTCCACAGCGTCAGAAGGTCTACGACAGCATATGGCAAATTTACGGTCTGAATAGCACAAAAGAACACAGTCTGTTTGAGCAGTTCCGGATGGGGGTAACGGTAAACCTTGTAGACCGTAAAAGCACTCCCATCCATATTCTCGATGTAGACAATGTCATTGCACGTGAAATCCCATGCCAGCTGACCCTTCCAGGTGCCGACAACTGCGTCCTGGCCGATGATCTCGGTGAATGTTGTTTCCGAGTCGGCATAGTATACACTCTCGTCGGTTTTGCCGGCGAGGCCTGGATAGTAACTTGTCCAAGCAACGATGTCCTCCCCTGAGCGTTCTCGAAGGGAATGCGCATAAGTGAGACAGTCCACTAGGGTAATAGCACGTTTGGCAATCTTTCTGCCATTGGTATCCTCGGGGCGAGGAACCGGTGCGTTAGCCAAATCCTTCAATTGGTGAACAGGCCTATCCCCATAGGCCGGACTGTCACGAATGTTGGACGAAATGAACGGGTCATACTGCTCGTACTTGAGGCCATCAACCAGCTTTCTCAGCTTGCTGACATGATGGTAACGAGCTGCAGCCAGTCTCGGGTGGGTGTTCGACGTCGAGCGCTTCGGCAAGCTCTTGGCAATCTCGGCGTCGGTTGGCGGCACGTACTTCTGTGCCGCGCGTTCAAAACGTGTCTTCGCGTCCACCTTCACATCACCGTTCTCCTTCTGGACGGCATTCTGTGGAGGCAACTTCATCTGGCTCTGAACGCACCCATTGTGATACAAGGTACGTGATCGGATAAGACGATCTGCCAAGGCAGACCGCTCAGCCCGAAATGTGCGGAGCTCACGCTGCGACACGATACCGAGAAAATCCTCACCTTTCGGAGAAAAGATATCCTCAAAGGACCGTGCGCGGCGATGGCCCCTGATGCACCGCATGAGCCTAGTCCATAGACTAGGCTCCTCTAGGCCTTCTTGGAGGTCGGCAACTTCCGCGCCCTGGACTTCGAAGGGCAAACGAAGGTCACGCGCCTCGACAAGCCGCTCTGAGTAGTTGACAAGAGAGTCAGACGCCTCTTTGTACAGCCTTTCTTGTGCGGCTGTGAGCGGCTCGGCTGCGTAGCCGGCTGCACCGCTGTACGCAACAAACGGTTCAGTGCATTGGCGCCGTTCTTCCGCGCCAATCTCCTGTTGGGCATGAGTCGCAACGCCCTGAGCAGGAGGTTCTTGGGCCTGGGGTTCGGGTGTAGGGCCCGGCTCAGCGCCAGTGCCTTCCATCCTTTGAAGTGGGTAATTGTGCTAAAAGTAGCTCTTTCTCCACCGGGTGTAGTTTCGCTAACGTTAGCGCGCTCTGCAGCGTGGAGATCAACTCCGTGGGGGGGGGCTGGATCGATGATAA